ATTGAAAGTGTAGCGTGTCCTGCACGTCAAGCTCGTAGTATGAGCGGCGGCTTTCACTGTAATACATTAGATGTAAAACGCAAAGGTGGCTTGGAGAGTTACTTTGACTAAGATTGCAATCTTCGGCGACAGTTTTGCAGCAAATCCATATTTAGAGTTTAGTCCAACTACTGAAGGTTTTCTTAAAGAAGTATATGCTGTTTGTGATAGACCTTACTCTAAAAAAGAAGTATTACTGTTAGCTGAAAATTGGGGCAAAAAATATAAAGCCTGGATGAGATATCTAGATGCAGATGTATTTGGACATTCAGGCAGCGACTTGTATTACAGCTATAACCAGTTTATTCAACATCATAGTAATTACGAAAAATGTATCTTTGTTATAACAAGTCCTCTCCGTTATAGTACAAACGTTAATGGATGGATACATTGTGCATCACATGAAGATGCTGTAGAAAAAATTGACTTTGCTAATAGTACAGAGCAAAAACAACTTTTAAAAACTATGTCTAGCTTTTTTAAAGATCTATATTATAAAGATTTAGATCGAATCGAACTACTTAATAAAGCAATAATAGACAGCATACAGAAAATTAGACCGGATACTCTTTTTATAAATGCATTTCCAGACTTAAAACGTGTATATGATTTAGAATTAGAGGCATGGATTATTACACATGACGAAAGTCAAGATTATACAAAATACTTTGATTTACGCCATTGTCACATGACTAATGAAAATAATAAAATATTAGCCAATTACATAACTAATAATATTAATAAGACAGGATATTTAGAATGCTCTAATATACAATGGCAAATTCCTACTATAGAAGATAAAGATTATTATCTGCCTCAGACTCAACATATTTTTGAGTTGTTATTATAATTTATTTTGCCAAATTTTAATAGTGCGATCTAACCCTTCATCTAAAGAAACATTAGGTTCCCATCCAGTTGCACTAGTTAGCAATCTATGATTACTATTAAGCCAATAAATCTCTCCAGGGCGGATTGGCTTAGTATTCCAATTAATCTTTCCACTCCATTTTAGTTTATCTGCAATCATGCTAACATAGTCTTTAATCTTAATAGGATTGTCAGGACCAATAGTAAAAATATAACCGTTGTTAACTAGAGTAGGATTAGTAATAATAGTAGTCCATGCATTTAATAAATCTTCTATAAAAATAAAGTTTCTATATGGTTCTGCGTATCCTAGACATATTTTTTCAGGGTTTTTAATCATTTGTGTAATGATTTGTTCAGTTACAAAAAAGTCATTATCTGTTCTACCATATGCATTAGTTTGTCTAATTGCAGTAAATGGTAAACCTAAACTTCGGTGAGCATATTCTAAATACTTTTCACATGCATATTTTGCAACAGCATAAGGAGCATTAGGGTTTGGTGTAGTATTTTCATCAAATGCAATGAATTTTTTAGGAATACCAGAGTCTCTAACTTCGTCTGATATAGGTTGCCATCCGTAAACTTCCATAGTACTAGCGAACACAAAGTTTTTTAAATTACGGACTTTGCTAGCTGCTTCAATTAGGTTTACAGTTCCTACGTAGTTGATTTCACTAAATGATGTTTGCTCGTAAAAGCTATTTTCTACTTCTGTACGTGCAGCTAGGTGTACAATAATATCAGGAGAAAATTCAAGGACTTCTTCTTCTACAGCATCAAAGCGTAGCAGATCATTTTTTAAATGATAAACAATATGATCATTTTCTAATATTGGTGATAAATGTTGACCAATAAATCCGCTTGCACCTGTTAGTAATATCTTCATAAAAAATCCTCCGCTATATTATATAGCGAAGGATTAATAAACTTATATTAGTATTGGATTATGCTATGTCAGTCCAGCCGCCTACAGTTTTATAAACTTGTAATGCTTCTGTGCCACCGCCGTCACTATCAGTAACAAACACAACCATGCCAGCTTCTGGAGTTGCAATCAATGCATCACGCTCTGTAGTAGTTGCAAATGCAGTCGGCTTAAATACAGGCATTTCAAACGTACCTCTAGCGTTTAGAGAGCCATAAGTAGCATAGTTACCATCAAAGTCGTGTACTGTAAACAATAGTTTTGCAGGCAATGCATTAGTGCCAGATACTGTATCTATTAGTGTAGTAATAAGAGTTTTTGTTTCTATATTAGTACCATTGTATGCTTGCATTGAAAGTGAACTTGGGAAGTCACCTGGTTGTACTGCTAAAGGTACATCTCTTGTACCACGGCCGCCGAGTATACTCAAATAAGCCATGTTATCTGGATTATTATCAATACCGTATCTGTATTGTACTACGTTCGGTGCATCTAGTACAATTTCATCTCCAGCTACTGAACTAATATTCTTACCAGAAAGTGTTAGTGTTCCGTTACTAAGTTCTGAATTATTTGCATCAACTAGTACAGTTGACGAGTCATTTGAAAATACACTACCAGTTAAGTCGCCTTCAATGTTTGATGCAAATAGTGAATCTGTACTAGCGTTATAAACTATGCTACTATCACTACCATTAAAGATGTTATTGTTTAAGACTATTGATTCGGCTGTAAGAGTTTGATCTATTGTTACACCGCTAGCATATACATGTTGCCATTTGCGGTTTTCTGTACCTAATGAGTAAGTTTCAGTTTGTGCTGGGCGTAAACTTGAATTAATAACGCCGCCTACTGTAATTTGGTCTGCATCTGCATCGCCAAGGCCAATATTTCCTGTAGCACTAATAGTACCGTCTATGTTAATATTACCAACTCCGGTAATATTGTTATTGTTTAGATCTAAATCACCACCTAGCTGGGGAGTGGTGTCATTTACTAAATCAAACGTTTCAGCATCAACTGGACCAACTAAAACTCCGCCTACAGTTGCACCATCACCTACAAATATTTGTTTAGTGTCAGTGGCAAAGAGTAGTTCGCCTTGTAGCGGTGTTATTAGTAATCGTTCGGCATCGGTGCCACGTCTTAATCTTAAAGCCATTTAAATACTCCCGGTATCATTCTTATAATGTATTTATGCCTTTTACAAAAACTCTACTTTCGTTTTTTCATAAAAGTGCGTGTCCGTGCCTGGATATCTTCTTTTAATCGTTTTGTATCTAGTCTAAAATCAACATTATTAATGACATTGTCGTATTGTTTAAATAGTTCTTCTAGTGTAGTTTCTAGATCTTCAGTTAATCCTTGCTTTTTAGATTTAGCAATGTCAATTTCCCATACTTTACCATCATCAAAAAAGACACGAACAGAGTGAAGATATTCCAAAGGAACAACTTCAATATCGATGTCTTTGAACACCTCAGGCCAATGATCTATTACTTCAGGTGGCAGCTGAGAATCTGAGGACTTCTTAGGCACCCTGTGTAGTCTTTTTTGTCGCCGCTGTCTTTTTAGTTGGCACAAGATCTTCTGCTTGTTTGCGAAGTGATTGTGCTTCTTTAAATAATGCATCTGCTTGCGAACGATATTGTGCAGCTAATTGCTCATCAGTAAGTACACCGTCTTGTGGTGCCTGTAATGGTGCAGGTGCTTCTTCTACTGGCTCTGAAACTTCGTTAACAGATGCTACCGGCTGTGCATTAGAACGCACTGCTAAGTCTTCAATACTAACACCTTTTTGTTCTGCAATCATACGATTAAGCTCATCGAGCATAATGATTGTCTTTGTGTCGGGAGTTAGCTCTACAGCATTAGTTGGAACTTTTACCATTTTTCCTGTAGTATGAAATCTTGCTAGCATGTTACTACCATCAGACAAACGGGTACGTGCCATTACATCTGCAAGTTCTTCGGCTGTTTGACCTGAGTTAGATTCTACTAGTTTCATTAATGAATCGTGGTCAGCAGCTTCTAAGTTTTCTGTTGTTACAACAATTGCACTTTCAGCATCGCCTGGAATAGTTCTATATGCAACGATTACTTTACGTTGATTTTTTTTCATTCTGCCTACATGTTTAAGCATAATCATTCTCCTGTAGTTTCTTCTGCAGGCGCACTTGCTTGCTGTTGTGCTTGTACAGCACCAAGGAATGCTTCTAGTTTATTATAAACTTGGCCTACAGTTACCATTTCATTAGGCTTAAATGCACCACGTTGGCTAGCAACGTCAATGATACTTTTAAGGGCACCTAAATCATTAATTGTTAGTTCGGCACCAGCTTGTTGCTCTGCGCCTGCTTTATTCTCTTCGCTCATGTATTACTCCTATTTTTAAGTTATGTGCGTTCTATATATTTACTAGTATTTTAAATGAGGACACGCCAAAGTGAAATAAGATAGTTCTTTTGGATCCTCAAAGCCTACTCTAATACAAGTAGTAATTTGATTAGTATCTGCACCTGTTTCAATTGACAGAGTTTTTCCAATATAAAATCTGCCTTTAAGATGATCTTCAACCCACTTAGAAATAGCATCTTCAATATTATATTTCATCGGCAATATAATATACTCGAAATGCTCCGGAGGCGATTTAATCCTCCGGAGGTTAAAGAAGTTCAATGCATTAGGTTCTTTTAACTTCAAGCCGCCGCCTCATAGTGTGCTGTTTGCCCAAATGGTGCTTGCAAGTTCTTATCGTGGTGACTGTGAATAACAAATACTGTATCGCAGTAGTCATCTTCACCCCAGCTATCCCAAGCATAACCATCTGTAAACATCAAAAACTTCTTAGGTTGAATATTGTTTTCGTGCATATAGCGCCAATTAGCCATAAAGTCAGTACCGCCACCGCCTTTAATTTCGTAATCAGTAATCTCACGTCCGTCATCTGCACTAAAGTCATCTTCACCATAAACTTCAGTATCAAAGCACCAGATCTTAATCTTATAGTCTTTGTACTCGTCCATAATGCCTTTTACTTCGCCTAAGAAGTCAGCTGCCTGTGCATTACCAATTGAACCTGACATATCAAGTGCAATACACACATCAATTGTTTCATCGAAGTTCATACCAGGCAATACTGCACCAGTATGCCATCCTTTGCGGCTAGGACGCATAAAGGTATAATCGCTTTTAATAGTACTTTGAATCTGCTGACGCAACAATTCACGCCAGTTCATCTTAGGCTCAGTAAGCTCTCTGATCATCCGCTCAACACCTGCAGGAACATTACCTGCACCTGCTGCCTGTGCGCTAGAAAGAACATTTTCTTTAATCTGATCTTTGATCTGTTTAATATCTTCTTTAGAAAACTTAGGCTTCTTTTTGCTTACACTGTTACCATTAGCATCTTTTTCTTCTTCTGGATCACCACTGCCTTCGCCTTCATTGTCACCGTTCATGTCGAGATGCTCGTCGAGCATTTCACCTAGCTCGTTAAGGAACTCTTCACCGTTCTTTTTAGCTTCTTCGAACAGTTCTTCGTACACTTCTTCTGAAGTCCAACCATCATATTTAAAGTCTTGATAACAATCTACGATGCTAGGCTTTGTACCAATGCGATCACGTACAAGTGTATTGTTTACAATGTAGTCTGCGGCAATGTTGTAGAGCATAGGATTACGTTCTTCACGCCGACCTAAGTGATCAAAAACCATATGCAGAATTTCGTGTGCAATAACAAACTCGATTTCTTTATTGTTCATTGCATTAAAGAATTGAGTATTGTAATATAAGTTACGTCCGTCTACAGCGGCAGTAGGCAACCAATCGTCTGCTGCCATAATGCGCAAACGTGTAGCCATGTTACCAAAGAAAGGATGACGCAATAGCAAGCCTACACGAGCAACAATAATACGATCGTATACTTCAACTCGCATTACATCAAGTTCTTGTGTAGTAATATCTGGATTAGGTGTCCAATTTTTAAGTTTACTTGCAGTTTGTTTAGTAGCCATTACCTTCGCCCTTTTCTAACTTTATGTATATATTATAGCATATTTACAATCGTTGTCAAGAAAAAGTGGGCTCGAAAGCCCACTTTTGATACATTATGCCTGTTGTGCGGCAGTAATATATTTGCCAAAACGTTCGTGGAATTCATCAAAGCACTCCACTTCGTCTGGATCAATGGGCAATGCATACTGGGTTAGTGCGAGTTTAATACCCATAACAACCAATTCAGTATCAAAATTGTCCATTGCAAAGCGCAGGAAGTTATTTACTTTGTCATCGAACTTCTTGTCATTCTTATCACATGCTTCTTTCAGTTCGTAACAAAGTGAGACAGTCAAGGAATACATAGCACTGATTTCTTTAGACTTCATCTCTTTAACTTTGCCTGCTAGAATGTCAGTTGGATTAGGCATACTCGACGCAACCTTGCGGTGAGCCATAAACTTGACAGCCAAACCTTCTCCAACTGCACCACTAACCAAATCAGTAGTGGTGTTTTCATCCAACTCATCTTCTAGCAATTCACTTACAAACGACCACGAACGAGGTGTTGCAAACGAACGACTAGGACTCTTAGGATCAAAATCGTACAAATCTTTTTTCGCAAATGTCAAGTAACCAACAACATCTTTGTGAATATTGTTATTAACACTCCATTGGAACCAGTCATCAAACGATACTGACATCTCCAAGTGGATAAAGCGGTTAGCCAACGGAGCAGGCATACGATAAGTAACACCTTTGTCAGCTTCACGGTTACCTGCCGCAACAATAAGAACATTGTCAGGTAGCGTATAAGTGCCTACCTTGCGATTCAAAATCAACTGGTATGCTGCCGCTTGTACTGCTGGCGCTGCCGAGTTCATTTCGTCTAAGAACAAAACAATATTGTCGTATTGTGCCGCAAACTCTTCGCTTGGAAGTTCGCTTGGAGGAGCCCATGACATAGTGTTAGCATTACTATTAAAGTAAGGAATGCCTTTAATGTCTGTAGGTTCCCAAAGTGAAAGACGAACGTCGATCAAATGCGAATTAGGAAGACTGTTAGTAATTTGTGCTACAATGTCAGACTTACCAATGCCTGGAGGTCCCCAAAGGAAGATAGGACGTTTTTTAGTCAGCGCATGCCGGATGCTCGATTTTGCGCTGTTAGGTGTTACTGTACGAGTTGCGGTATCCATAGTGTATTCCTCTTTAGTTGGATCAGTGCTTATTTCTAACTATGTATATATAATAACATCACTACAGCAGATGTCAAGTACTTTTGGTAAGAATTATTCTTTTTCTTGACGTTTTAATGCTTTGGTTAGTCCGTACTTGCGTATGTCGCCTGAAAACAGATGCAGTTCGAGTGCCTTCTTTTCGTCCGTTACTGTAATTCCTCGTTTGCCCATATAATACGGGCAACTAATAAATTTATCTAAAAAAATGACAGTTTGAGTAGTAAGCTCAAAATCTACAGGATAAGGCACATCATATGTAGAAATTTGTAAATCTTCTGTAACAACTCTAAACCCTTCGTCGGTAAGTCGCAATCCGCCTTCTGATTTTACTCTAGTATTTTGCCACCACTGAGGAGTATATTCTTTTAGAGTAACTTCATTAACTGATTTTCCTAGTTGTTTTAGGAAGATCTTAGTGTATGTTTCTTTCCAGTTCATTCTTCGCTAACTACTTCACCTGAAGTAAGTTTGACTACTGCAAAATCATCACAGTTAAACATTTCATTGAGTTTATTAGCTAAGTTATGTGCGTGTCCTGGATTAGAGAAACTAACTTTTTTATATTTTGGCCCTGGGTAATTTGTAAGTGCATTTGCACTTTTTAGGTTAAATGGTACATTCTTATAAAACACAGCCCAGATTGCCTCCGCTAAAAGAACTTGTTCGCTCTTATAGGTTTTTTTATCAATGCTTTCTAATAGTACCGTTGGCTTTGGTCTGCTCATATACGTAATCCTTATTAATTAACTACGTATATATTTATCTCTTTTCGAGTTATCTAAGTACTTAATTAAAAGCAACACCAGCCTGTTATGATATATTTTGAATCATTTGGAGCAACAATGCCTTTATGATAATGAGTCCAGCCAGCTGGCCATATAACAGTTAGTCCGGCATTACTCGGAGTTACAACTTCTTGCTGAACAAACTCAGTACCACCACCTTCTTCAATGGTAGTAAGGTACGTCATAAAAGCAAGGTGTCGACGCATATGCTCAGGCTGTCCGTCATTTTCACAGTGACTTACATGATAAGAATCATTAGGTTTATAACATTGTAATCTTGGTCGTGTAAACCCCCATGGCTGTAACTGTTCGTGCGACATTGGATATTTTTGCGTATAATGTGTTAATACATTAATTAGGCCTGCACAATATTCTTCACATAAGTTGTTGTCAAACTCTCCAAAGTCGGCCCACGAATATTGCCTAGGTTCGTCATACTGCAAATCTGTTACAAGAGCGTCATGTTTATTAACTATTCGATTGCATAAGTCTGTATCAATATACCAGCCGCCAATAAAGTCAGTGGTGTTCATTTGGTATTCTTTAAGATCTACCATTTGGAGCCACCGTCTAATTGGACTTGTACTACATCTTCTTGTTGCGTTTTCTTCAACAGCAGGGCTTCTAAATCGCCGTTTAAGCGTGTCATTACTTCGCCTAGTGTAAAGGCTAGTCGTTTAGCAGCTTGTATATCTAGCTTAACTTCTCTTTGCTTTGAAGCATCAGCACCTTTAACAGCATTAATAAACTGTTGTATTGGAAGGGTGTTTAACTGTTCATCTGGCATAATTTCTCCTTTATTTCAAAACTTCAGGAATAAACTTAGTTGCTATAAGCTCATGTGCTTCTTTGTTATAATGCACCATGTCTTTTAACATTTTGGATATATCAATATTTAAGTTATTTTTAATCCAAGATTCTGCTGAAGTCTCAAAAAACTTTGTATGTGTTAATTTTCTAAATTCATCTTTATTACTAGGTAATTCAACATAATCATTTATGCGCCACACATATACTGGTATGTCCTTTTCTGCACACATGCTATCAATTAGCGCAATATCTTTACAATAATTTTCGTATGTAAGATGGGTTAGTACTTGGTGATGTGCCGCAGTAATATAGTATTCTTGAGCATCCCCTGGCCAAACTGTTGGAGCCCATTGCGCTGGCCATTGCTGATTACCACTTTCGAGATTGTCAAATCTAATCTTATCGTTCCATTCTACTACACTGTAATCTCTAGTAGAATAATCAGTATGCAATATAAAGTTTTCAGACTGTTCGTGTGTTGCAGTAAAATAATTTACAGGTAGATGAGTAAATCCAAGTTCTTTCGAATAAGCAAGTTTCCATCGATCCCAATGAGTTGTCTGTATTACTACCTTATTGATTGTTGGATACGTTCTAAGCATATTAGCTATCCAACGAGGATATACTGAATTCGGTGCACCTGGATCAGCATATACAATGGAAGGATTTATTTTTTCTGCATAAATCCTTCCATAACAGTTTTCATCACCAAAGTGAACATTATTTAAGTTGTCAGACCAGTATCCTCCAGTATGACTATCACCAACAAATAATGTCTTATTTTGCATTTGCACGACTTAGCTCATGACGCATTTCTAAATCAGATTTAAACGGGCCTTTAGTTTCGTAACGCTCGACTGTAATTAGTTTAGGACAAAAACTCTTAACCCATCCTTTATCAAATTTAATAATAAAGTATCCTGCACAATATAAGCTCTTAGACTTTTCGCTTTTAGTAAATAGTGCAAGTCGTTGCTTAACATCAAACATAGGGTTATAAGGAGTACAGCTAGTGCTGTATCCGTACACTTCAAAGTCTTGTTCCTTAGGACTCTCGTCGTTTATAGCAGTCCAAGTAATATCGGCATTTAAATTTTTAGAAAGTTGTTTAATATTCTTAAAAAATCTAGTACCAGTATTGTTAGAAAACATATACTGGCTGTCTTCGTTAATACTTAGTGTAGCAACTTTTTCGCCTTCGCTTTCTACAATCCAAAACTTATTTTTTAAAATTTCTTTTGCACTTAATTTTTCTGACATATTATACTCCCGGATATTTTGCTTGTAATGGTACTGCAAAGTATTGTGCTTGATCTGCAACTCGTTGCATATCCCATTTAGCACAGAACTTCATAAGACGCATACCAACTTGTGTAATGTCCTTAGGCTCTACTTCTGCAATAGTGTTATTAATTATCTCTCTAATGTCTGCAGGTTGTGCAGTCAAATCACACAATACAACATTGCGATTGTAATCATCTAGTACACGATGTTCGTCACCGTTATGATCAGTCCAACGCTGTAGCATCATGTTGTTCCAGTTAAAGCCTTTTGTACTTTTATCTTCAAATGCTTCTTGTAGGCCTACTTTATTCTTAGTGCCTTTCTTGCGCACACCTGGATAAGCACTAAACACGTTATCACTAGTGTCGCCACGCATACATTTTTCAAATAGCATAAATGCAGGATCGGGCGCAGGCTTTGCTTCTTTAGTTTTCTTATCAATAACAGGCTTACCTTTGTCGTCAAAGTAACCTTCGTGTGTAATTGTAGTATTACTTACGCCATTATACTGTTTTACATTAGGTGCAATAAGTTGTGCAAAATCGCCATCTGTACTAATAATAACATGATTGTCATTAGGGTGTGCTTGTACCCAACCTGCAATCAAATCATCTGCTTCTAGTTGCGGATGACGCATAACAGTACAGTTAGTCTTCTCAGTAACAAAGTTTTTAAACTCGTCAAAGATTTCCCAAAACGCTGTATCTTCTTCTGCTTCGCGTGGACTCAGTGCATCACGTGCAACCTGTCTATTACGCTTGTAAGGCTCATAGTAATCTTTACGCCAACTGCGACCTTCTAAGCAGAACACAACATGACTACCGTCAAAGTCTTGCCAAGCCTTCTTAACACTATTCAGTGTAATGTGTAGAGCCATGCCAACCTTAGTATCAAGGTCGCCACGCACTACGTGTCTTGCTCTAAAGAATGTATTTGCTGTGTCTACTAGAATGTATGTATTCATGATATTTCACTTTTGCCTTTACTAATGGGTACTACATTAATATAACCCGATCCGCGCTGTGTGTCAAGTCCTTCTTCGTCCAACATTTGATAAACAATGTCACGAAACCAACGATCTACAATCTCTTCTTCAGGATCATTTTCTACACCATATCCTGTTCGAATCAATTCTTTAATAAAATACTCATTCCAGTCAAGTTCAAAAAACCCATTACGAACATTTTCTTTGTTAACTTTAACATCAATTACGTTGACCCATGACTCTTTACGGCGTGTAGCGTATTCCTTTGGATCTTTCTTTTTAAGAAGATTCATTTCTTCTTCTGCAATACGTGCTTCTTCTGCCGCAAGTTCCTGTTCCTTAGCAGTAATACCTGTTAAGTCTCTTACTTTTTTACTCCACCATCCCATTATAGTCCTGCCTCTCTTGCTCGTTTCTCTAAATCTACGTCATACTCTAGTTCTTGTTTAACAGGAGCAGTCATAGCCTTTTCATGTGCTTCATTCATATATTGCTTCTTACGTTCCCCATGCATTACCGAATAAGGATATATGGAGTCTTGGGGTAAATCTCCATCCTCTTTCCATGCAGACTTCTGCGACTTCTTGAACATTGAGAGTATACTCTTCTGAACGTCCTCCAAGCGGCATACAATATACTGGACACTCGATGCCTGCATCACGGTATGCTTGAACAGCTCGACCAGCTTCATCAATATCTGTACGATCAGCAACAACAAATTTAAGATAAACATTAGTGTTCCTAGTGTTGTAGTAATCACTAATAACACTAGGCTGGATAGCGTCTTCCCAAGATTCTCCACTAACGGAGAGCTTAGGTGAACAAGAAAATGTCCACTCAATGTCTGTACGTTCTTGGATATAATTTTTAAAATCTTCGTGTAAAGATTGTGTGCTGTTTGTTTCAAATGTAACATTTTTAAGGTCCTTCATCTTAGGATGCTCAAATAACTCGACATACAACCGTTGCCAAGCAAGTAATGGCTCTCAGCCTGTTAGAATAAGATGAATATCTTGACCATTATCCATAGTCCATTTACCTTCTGGTAATAGACTAATTAAATGTTCAACTACTTCATCTACTTCTGCCAATTTGTTAAAGTCCTTAAATTCAGGATAAATGCTTGCATATGTATCGCAACCAGTATGGATGATAGGCAAATCCTCAAATTTTTGTGTAGTAACATGTACATCCTTAGCAATTAGTTCTGCTACTTCAGGATTATAACGAATTTTGTTTTTTGTTTTTTCTGCACGACTAGGTTCATTACGGCCCAGACCAAAGTTCATACAACGGAAGTTACAACCGAAGGTACGTAGGAATACACTAGGTACTCCTACATATTTGCCTTCACCTTGCACACTATAAAATGCTTCTGAATATCTTAGTTTCATTGCTGGCTTTCTATTAACTGCGTCATGCGACGGATAACCTTTTTCAAATACTGGAGCCTCTATCATCGTGCAAACTCCTGCT